TTAATCGGTGTCATTGGCAATCACAAACTCTAAATTGATTTCAGAACATTTTGGGGCTTGCTCTTTGGTTGTTTCTATATCTGTGGTCGGTTTTAATAGTTCAACTTTCCGCACGCCTTCGGTATGCAGAGCGTTGAAGATTCCCGACCGAGCCACGATATTCCCAATCGTATTCTTTTTTGCGATATATGCGTCCAACGCTTCACGGCATTCCTGTTCGGTTATTGCCATGCTCGGACTAAAATACAAATACACTTTTGCAGATATTTTGTATTCTTTTATCTCGGCACTCTGCACCACAACCCTGTCTGTCAGCGGGCGTTTTTCTTCACTGCTTACATATTTCGCAACTGCTTTGATTAAATCTTCGTCCGCTATCCCTTCGTCTTCGGTGGACAGAATTGAAATCAAAACTTGCCCTGGCTCGGGCGAATATACGCTGGCGGATTTTATAAGCGGGCTTGCGGATAGCACATGGAATAAATACGCTTTTTCGCTCCCCGCCGTTGTCAGACTTTCCAAAGCCAGCTGCGCTCTGTATCGCAGGCGTGCATCGCTTTCGTCTTCCAGTCTTTCCACCCCATAGAACGCCGCAAGATTATCAAGATCGCCTTCGGTCGCATAGGCAAGCATATTGGCTTTTGCCGCTTCGTTTATTCTGTTGCGGAGCAAGGTTTCACGATATGCCGCACATTCCAAAGCGATTATTACTGGGTCGCTTTCCAACAAAGCATCGTATGCGGGCTGGCGTTTTTTGAAGTCAATCAACAATGCGTCAAAAATATCGCCGAAGGACAATTCTTCTATAACCTTTGGTGGCGGCAAGGACGAAAGGTCAATGTGGTCGGGTGTCAAAAAATTTTGGACATTATCAAAATTCACGGCATCGGACATGGCGTTCCCCTTACGAAATGTTTAGATTTTCAAGTTTTACGGATTCGCCTGTTGGAATATACCTTCCTTCCAAATCCAATATAATTCTGCCGTTTTCTATGGACACCACAGACACGGCGGATACTTCAAAGCGTGGTTCATAATTGAATAATGCTTCCACAACATCGGCATAAATCTCGGCGACCAGTTCGCCAGTGATCGGTGCGTCTATTCGTTGGAATATGCGACTGCCATAATCCCGCCGCATAACCCTTGACCCAATGGGCGTGGTGAGTATGTCCATAATGCTCTGCCGCAAATGCGCAAGACCACCCAGCGGGCGACCGCTGGCTTTATCCATTCCGTTCATGTTGGGATTTCCTGTTTAGTATTTACTGCTAAATAGCATTTCGCTGGCTTCGCCGTTTTTTGCGTCAATATATCCGTTGTTTGTGATTTTGGTTTTCTTTTTGTCCACGACAGATACAACGCTATATTTGGATTGAATCAGTTTATCTAACTCGGCTTGCAGGGTTTTGGTGGTATGGCGATTTGCCAAGACCAGCCATTCGTTGTCGTCAATTCGCACCCAGTCCATAAGGGATTTGAGTAAGTTTTCCACGGCGGTTTTTGCATTTTCGTCCGCTGTGTCCAACTGATATGATACTTTCATTTTGTGCGACATTCTTGCGGGGATTATCCACGAATTTTGCCATTAAATCAAGATGGTTTTTGCGTTGTTGCGTTCTGCGGGGTCGCACCTTGCCCCATACCAATATACATAAAGTTATGGGTATGCGTTGAAAGTTGCACGCCTTTGCCTTCCACTTCGCCCGCCGCTTTTATGCCACCACTGGCATTTATATCGCTTTTGGTCGTTATCTTTCCCTTGGTGTCCAATGTGCCGCTTATTTCCGTGCCGCCAGTCTGTTCTATGTCGGCAACAATGGCAATCTTTGCCGCATCCGAACTGGGGGCTGGTTTGGCATTCTGATAAAGAGCGGGCAGTATAATTCCCATTTGCAAGTCGCCATTAGGAGAGAGAATGACGACTTGCTCCCCATTTTTCAATGGTATCCATGCCGCAGTGCTTGGGACAAGCCAAGGCATGAAATCTGTTGTTATTTCGCCGATTTTTACTTTCGCTTTTGCTTTGGCATAATCCACTTCCACCACTTTCCCTATACGGAGCAAGTTATTTACTCGGCGGAAAAGTTCGGCAATATCTCGTCCGTGTTCAATCGTCATTTTTAGTTTCCGTCATATAGGTTAGCGAGAACGACAAGCGGATTGCACCATAGGTTTTATTGCCGTCCACAGACATATCCAAATCTGTTCCATTAAATCGCAGGACAGCATTTTTGCGGTCGGGTATTTCCCAGCCGTCAAGTGCGGTTTCAATCTTTTCTGCAAGAGCGTCCAGTTTAGTATCAAGGTCGTCCTTGCCAGTGTCCACGGCTTCCACAAACAGATTCAATTCACGAGTGAGCGCACCCCAGCCATCTGTGTCCCACCGCTCTTTTTTGATGTTTTCATCGGACGCATAGACCAGCACGGCAGGCAAGTCTTGGTCAAAGAGTGGCTTGGCTCTGCTTGCAAAAACATTTTCAAAAGTTTCACGCAGGCGGGCGGCAACTGCTTCGCGGATATGGTGTCGTGGGTGTGGCATTTTCTACTCTTCGTGCAATACAAGTTTTTTACTGCCTGGAATATGCGGCTCTATATTTACAATTTGATAACCCAAATCGCTGACGGACACATAGTCGCCCGCCAGCGGTTCGGGATAATGGGCGGGGAAGTCGCTAAGTCTTACAAATAGAACAATCTTTGCGGCGGAAATATCCGCACCAGCATTGACTAGGTTTATGTCCATGTAAGATTCGTGAAAATCCCCGCATATTGTGAATGCGGCTACATTTTTCTTTGGGCGGTATTTTACTTCCTGCCCAAAAATATCCATCGCCGCTTTATTCACAAACTTGTCAAAGTCAAACATAACTTTAAGACCCTGTTTTCGTGAGCGACACCAAGCAAGCGTGTTGCCAATAGCCATACCCGACATTTCGCCAAGTATCCACGCCGTATTGGTGTGCGTCATTGTCAAATTCGTATTCCGAACCTTCGGCTTTCGCTTTTATCTGGACGGCTTCTTCTTCCTGTCTGATAAACGCTTTGACATCGCCATCGGCTCTGAATACATAGATTTTGTTGCCCGACAATCTTGGATTTGATGCAACTGCAATATCCAAGTCGGCAAGAACCTTGACAGGGTTCGTTGCACCGCCAGCGGACAAAGGCACAGCCAAACACGCTTTCGCAGTCAGCCACAGATGCACAGGCACCATAACCATAAAACGAGATGCGTTTTCGTTTAGCGGCTGTCCTTGGTCGTCCTTGAATCCAACGATTTGCTGTATGCCCGCAAGAATTGCAGAACGCAAGGCGGCTTCGGTCGGTGCTTCAACACTTCCAACTTCGCCGTTGATAGCGGCTTTCGCCAAATCAAAAACGACTTTGTTGGATTGTTTTCCAGACTTGCCTTCTTTGTGGTCGTCAGCGAAAAACGGCTTGCCGTCATAGCAAAGTTGCTCTTCGCCTTTGGACACCAATTCGGACAACAGCATTGCCCAGTGCGAATTGGTGCGGGTTGCCAGTTCGCCAATGCGAACTTTTACCTGTCCTGTTTTATCACGCCGCAGGTGCTTGACTGGAATATCCAGTGTCGCTTCAAAGTGCTTGTTTTCAATGGTTATGCCATTGGTTGTAAAGCCCTTCGCATGGCGACCGCCGACCCATTCACGCATAACTGGGGATTGCCCAATCCAGCGATAGTCTTCGGTGTCCTGATCGGAAGTGAAGTAGTTGGAAATGGCGTTTATCCATTCCATACCTGCGTTTTCGTTCAGGCGTTTATAAAAAGTGCCGATTATGGCACGGCTTGAAAGTTGATACATGGTTTAGTCCCCCTGTGGGTCAGCCGCAGGTGCGGCGGTTGGTTCTTGTTCTTCGGAGTTCAGAAAGTCAAATGCGACAATTCCATAGTCGGCTTTTTCAAAGCGAACCAGTTTTCCAAACAACGAGTTGTTGCCTTCGGTCAAAGTGAAAGTGTTGTCGTCAGACGCATAAACTTTGCGACCGATGTCGGCAATCGTGATTCCGCTGATAAACAGGGACGCTTTGCCTTTGGCTTTCAATTCAGATGTTTTTTCGCCGTCAACGCCGTTGGTGTTGTCAATATGGTCTTTGGCAAAGCCCATCGGGACATCGCCCGCTTGCAATGGTCGTCCATATCCGTTTTCAGTTTTTCCGATCAGCGCACCTTGATAAATCTTGGCTGCGGCGGCAACTGGGATAGCGTTGCTATCGTTTGGAGTTTCAAAAACTCTGTTCGTGTCAGTATTCAGTGCTGTCATTTTATTTGCCTTTGTTTTGGATTTTTACTTGTCCGTTTTCTTGTGCGACATAGAACGCAATAAATGCGGCTTTGTCGCCTGCGAACTCTTCACGGATTTCCGCTTTGGTGTTCCATTCGTGCTTCGCTCGCTCTTGCGGCGTTGCTCCGACTGGGACGGCGGTGCTTCTTGGTTTGCTTGCGTCAACCTTTGGCATAACGGCTTCGGCAGATTTCAACGAAGCGATGTGTCCGTTGCCTTTTGCTTTTTCCGCTTTCACGATTTCCAATGCCAACTTTTCAGCCGTCATTGTCGGGTCGGCTTTCGCCGCCGCCAGTAGGTTTTCGTGTCCTGCGACCGCAACTTCATCCAGCGCAAGCAAGCGTTCCCGCTCTGCCTTTGCGCCTTCTTCACGATAGGTCGCTATTTGTTCAGGCGTTATTGCCTGTTTGCTTTCCTTTTCCATTTCTGGTTCTCCTTTCATTTTGTTGGTTAAAGTGGAAAGTTCGGCGAGCGCACTTTCATAGGTTGATAGAGCGTCTGCCATACCTGCGACAACTGCCTTACTTCCTTTCAGCACGCCGCCTTTGCCAAAATCTTCCTTGATGGTTTCAACTGGCAAATTTCGGTAGTTTGCAACGCTTTGGATAAACTCGTCTTCCAAGTCGTCAAGTTCTGCCCGAATGCTGTCCATTCCTTCGGCGGTGCGTGGATCGGGGCGTTTGTTTTTTGCGTTGCTGGACACGACTTCAATGTGTTTGTATCCGTCTGCATCGGGCTGTTCCTGCACATAGCGAGTTGAAACAACGCCAATGCTTCCCAGCAAAGCCGATTTGTGCGTCAATATCCTTTCGGACGCACTGGCAAGCCAATATGCGGCACTGCAACAATTTCGCCCGACATACGACCAAATTGGCTTTGCGGCACTGGCACGGCGGATAATGTCCGCCATTTCACTAGGACCGACTGCGACCCCGCCTGGGGAATCTATATCCAGTAAAATTGCCCTTACTTCGGGGTCGTCCACGGCGGCTTGCAAATCCCTTGCAAGGCAGTCCAGTGCCGTGCCGCCGAAGATAAGCGTAAATAAGTCCAATTGTGGCGTTATAACGCCGTTTATGGGTATTACTGCCACTCCGTCCCTAATGACCGCTGTGCGGGTGTTTTTTAGGGGTCTTTCGGCGAATAAAGAAAGACCCGCTTTGGGGTCTTTCAAATTTGCCATAATGCTTTTCAGAACTTCGGGCTGTATTGCCCAGTGTTCCGATAGTGTTCGTAAATCATTTATCATCGTTGCCTTCCTTTTCCTTTTTTCCGTATGGTTTAGGCATAGATTCAGTCAAGCCCGCATCCATTCGCATTTTGTGTTCCCTTGCTCGCTGTGTGTGTTTGGTTTCCCAGTTTCCGCCAGTTATAGCGGCGGTTTCTTCTTCCAGCGTGGACACGCCCAGTTTTACCCGATAATCGGCGGCACGGATTTCCTTCAACTGGTCTATTTGCCCCCTTGGTGGTCCTATCCATTCCGCACCCAAATATGCGGCACGGACGAATGGGTCGCTAAAAAATCCTGGGGCATCCAAATAACCTTTGGCAATCGCTTCCGTGATAACCATTTCATAAACTGGCTGGCAGAACTGCGTTGCCACCCATTTGCGGCGGGTCAAAAATGTTTTCCACGCTTCCACCAGTGCGGCTTGGGCGGCGGAATAACTCGCCGTGAAATGTTTTATCAGGATTTCAAATGGTATTTCCAGCGCAACACCAATCTGTCGCAAGATAGATTGCACAAATCCGTCAAACGCTTGGTTCGGGCGGTTTGGGTTTGCAATCTGTATGTCTTCATTTGGTTGCAAGTCCAATATCGCCCCAGGCGAAATGTTATAATCACTGGATCTCGTTGGCTTTTGTCCTTCGGTTGCCAGCGGGTTCAATCCTTCTTCGCTTTCGCTTTTTACAAAGATTGTGAACATGGACGAAATAACCGCCGCCATGATTTCGGCTTCGGTGTATTTGTCCAACTGCTTCAATGATTCAATAACAGGTGCAAGATATGGCACGCCACGAGTAAGCCCAGGGCGATTCCGTTGGAATATATGCAATACTTGCCGCCGTCCGTCCGCATCAAACGCAGGGACTTTTGTGCTGGTAAGTTTCCCGCCAGCATCATCGGGGTGTTTGTTCAGAATGTGATAAGCCGTTGGTGCGCCATCATCGTCCAATTCAACACCCGCAACAATTTTGTCGTTGGTGTTATCGGGATTTGCCACTCTATCGGCTTCCACAACTTGCAGTGCTGTTCCAAACGGATTGCCCTCATGTTCTTTATATTTACGCAGGACGAATATGTCGCCCGATTCCAGTGTTGATCGTAAAATCAACGCCTGCAAGTCTGTGAAATTTTGACAGCGAGTTATATCGCAGTCCCGATTATTTGCCCATAGGGTAAATATGCGCTCGGCTTCGGATTCCCATGCTTCCATCGCTTCGTCCGTTTTCAAATACGGACGCAATACTTTGCGGTCTATATGCGATTGTGGTCGCAAGCCAGTGCCTATAACATTTGTGATGACCGTATTCACCGCACCTGTTGCAAGCGGGGCGTTGCGAAGCAAGTCCCGACTGCGATCACGCAGGGTTGGCAAATCGTCCAAAGATACTGCATCGGCAGAGCCGCCCGCTGTATTCCAGTTCTTTGTTTGGCTTCTGTCCCGCCTTGCGCCAGTATAGCCACCGAGCATTGCAAGGTGGGTGCGTGCCTGCCAGCGTTTTAATCCAGTGGCAGGCGACACCCATGAAATCGCCTTATCCATAAATGTTTGTTTTGGAATTTTCATTCTATTTTTCCACGACAAAAAACCGCCCCAAAGGGCGGTGTGTTTGCTTTAATGGTTCAGATTTTATTTTTTAATGGGCTTGGCTTCTAACTTCTTAACGCCATACTCATCTGTTAGTATTTTCATTTGTGATATTGCCATTTTATTCAATGCAACAATTCGCTTCTCTTGGCTCAGCCCTTCATGGATAAGATGGGCGTTCAATGATTCTATGTTCGCAAGGCATACCAGTTGTGCTATATCCGCATAATCACGGATATTGCCGTCCAATTTTGGATTTGCTTTTCGCCAATCAGCGGCGGTCATACCAAACAATGCAACATTCAAAATATCGGCTTCTTCGGCATATTTGAAACTGGCTTGTTCCTTGGAAATTGCCTTTGGAATTATGTTCAATTTTATTGCATCGGTATGTATGCGATAATTTAGTTTCGTGAGGTTGCGGCGAATATCCCAGCCAAGTTGTTTATACTCTTGGTCTTTTAGGCGTTGGAATTCTTTGATAAGATATAACTTGAATTTGGGCGAAATCCACGATGCAAACTCAAATGCCAAATCCTTGTGTGCATAAGTGCCGCCATAGCGACCCGCACGGGCTTGGATGCCAATAGCATTGGTTTTGGCAATCCATTGCTTTACAGAAAGCAAAAAGCGGTTTGTCCCAGACTCATTTCTAATTACCCCGAATTCGGGGGAATTAAAATTGGGATTATACATCTCTTCCCAAATGCCCAAAAGTTCAATAGTGTTTTTATTGCGCAACCATTTTTCAATAAGAGAATCGCCGTTTTCTACACCACGCACCATGTCAGTCATGGATATAAAGTCGGTATCGTTATCTATAACAACGCTGATTTCCGTGCCAAGAACATTCATTTTAGACATTTGCTTTCCCTTTTGTATTCTGTCCAATCATACAGAATAAAATCCAAAAAATCCACTATTTTTATCCCCCATCTATATCGTTTTGCTGACGCCAGCAAAACGATACTAAACAGGGACGGCGGTGCGGACACGAATGCCGCCACGCCGCTTGTTGGCTATCTGTTGCGTCAGCCATTGCTCTCGCTGTTGCAACAATCCCAAGTCTGCTTTACGCACTCGCTGTCCGTTATAAGACGCTTCCTGTGCGTTTGTCAGAATGTCGGATATTGCCTTTTGGACTTCTACCAGTTGCTCTTCGTATGTCTTGATTTTCATAATGCAATTCCTTTGCTTCGCACCCGCCGTGTTTTGGGCGGAGTGGAAATAACTGGTGGCGGAGTTTCAACTGCGACAGGTTTCGGTGTTGCACGAGTTCCTGCCATTGCAATTTGCTCCGCCGTAAATTCAAGATTGAACCGATAGTTGCGAATAAGACCACGCAAGGCGGCATAGGCATAGACACGGCAGTCCAATGCTTCGGTTCGCACGCCTTCTTTGCGTGGTCGCCATTCACGAACAAGCCGTCCTTGTTGGAATCGTTTGCGGACAATTTCATTTGTCAGTTGTTCAAACCATTCACGCTCTCTATCCATCGGAAAATGCCAAACGCCGACACCCTTTGTTTCGGTCAAGTGCAAACGCCGCATAAGAGTATCTTTTGCGTCATTTACTCCGATCACATAAACAGGTTTTTTCGTCCGCCACGATTTGCTGGCGGTCGTTGGGAATATGGGTTTTCCATATCCGCCATCGCCTTTTATGGCGAAAACACGCAGGTGCGCTCTTGCATAACAATAGTTCACAACATGGTCGGTATAATGTCCGCCGCTGTCCACACAACAGCCAAGAATACCCATGTCGGGAATCTCTTTGCTATGGGCATAACGCCGTGCCAGCACCGCATCCAGTTGCGACCATAGTTCGGGCGTGCTTGGGTCGCCGAACAAGACGATATAGTCTATGCTCCACGATTCTTCGCCACGCCCCCAGCCGACTATTTCAATTTCAAGACGATTGTCCTGCACATCCACGCCAGCAGTCAAAACCGCCACGCCTTCGGGTAAGCCATCGCCGAAGTGTTCCCGCCGCACCATAAGGTTTGTTGGGTCTATTTGCTCGCCCGCTTGGTCTTCCCAGCACTCGGCAAGTTTTGTGTTCGTCCAAACTTGCAGACGGCTTGGGTCGTCTTTGGCGAGCAAGAACTCTCTTGCTATGTCCGTCCAAGACAGCCAGCCGTGCGGGGCATACAAAGACGACAAATGAAAACTGGCGATTTCGGTGTTGTATGGTTTGTCCGCAATCCAGTGTCCCTTTGGCAATATGTGTTCTTTTTCATAGTTCTGCCAAAGTTTTTCGCACGCTTCGCATTTATAAAATGCTTCGGTCAAGTTTTTGGAATCAAAAACAACATTCCGCCAGCGTAAAATCTGATAATGCCCGCATCGTGGACAAGGGACATGAAAGTGTCGTTGGTCGCCTTCAAGGAATGCTTGCTCTATGCGAGAAGCATCCTTGATTGTAGGCGTGGAAATCATAAAAACTTTCTTGTTCGGGAAAGTGGCAGTGCGTTGCATAGCCAAGTCCACAGGGTCGCCTTCAATTCCCGCTTCGCTTGGAAAGCCGTCCACTTCGTCCAAGAACAGATTTTGTATCGGGACGGATCGCAAATTCGTTGGCGAGTTCGCACCAGTCATAATAATAGTGCCGCCACGAAAATCTTTTTGCAGTATCGTATTGCCAGTGTCCCTTGATTTTGGAGCGGATACAACGCCACGCAAAACAGGCGTTGATTCAATCATTGGTGTCAGACGCATTTTGGAGTTGCGCTTTGCCATTTCCTGTGTCGGGTTCACAACCATAGTCGGTGCGGGACTATGGTGCATGATAAATCCGAGCCAATTCAGTCCTGCTTCTGTCCCACCGATTTGCGCTCCTTTCATAAACACCACACGGCGGGGACTGCTGTTTTGCGACAGGCAGTCCATAATCTCTTTCAAGTATGGGGTGCGGCGTGTCCGCCATTTGCCACCTTCACTACTTGCCGATAAAGATAATATCCTGTATTTGTCCGCCCATTCAGACACGAACAGCGACATATCACGGCGGAAAGGTGCAAGCCAATCATTCCGTATTATGTCCGCCGCCCAAGAATGCTTGGAATTTGTCGTGGATTTGTTGTTCAGCGTCATCGGTGAATTCTTTTATCATTTGGTGGACTTCTTCGTTTATGATGTTTGCGATTTTGTTTATGTCCTGTTGCCCAACAAGGCGTGGCGATACTGCGTTGCCAAGATTTGCGAAAGCGTTTTGGATATTCCCTGCGGTCGTGCGGAATAAGATTTTGACTTCATTCAACGGCACGACTTTTGCGGTTTCCCTTTGCAGGCGAATATCCAACAACTTCGCATATTTCAGTTCCTTGACCGTTCTAACATCGGTCAGTTTGCTCGTCCCTGTTGGGCGGCGTGTTGCGTCTGTGTTTTCGTCCCATTCAAAATCTGCCTGTGCGGGGTCAATAGTGCCATCTGATAATGGCACTATCCGTCCCGTTGCTATTGCACGCCGCACCGCTTTTGGCGATACGCCACGATGGTCGGCATACGCTCGCTGTGAAAGTCCTTTCATTCTTCTTCGCCTTCGTCATTATTTTCAAAGTTATCCACAAACACATCGTCCGTGTAGATTTCTTTGATTTTGCTTGGGTCGCCTTTGTAAAATATCAAGACATTTTGATGCACCTTCACGACCTTACGATGGGTCATGTTGTGCGTTGCACGCTTTGGTGCAGAGCCAAGAGCGTCCACCAATATGATGTCGTTGTAAAATGCCATTCCGTGTCTTTGGAAAAGCGTTATCATGTCATTTACAAAGTTGCGATAAAGTCCTGTTTTTTTATCCCGAATGTTTCCGACAACGATTGCCGCAAAACGATTCTTTTTTAGCGTCTTGATTGCACCGCCGAATCCGTTTTCCATGATCGCCATAAAGTCTTCGTAGGTTTCAGCGTTGCTCGCATCTTCGGGCAAGTCCGAATAAACTTCCAAATCATAATATGGCGGGCAACAGAACAGCAGGTCTTGGGTGTCGGGTTTGACATGCTTCAATATATTCTGCCCATCATCACAAATGTATTTGGCAGGCAAGTTTGCCGCCGCCATTTTTTCTTCGTTCAAATCCACTTGTTCTTGCCGAACTTCAATTCCAACAAATTCGCCGCCTTTGTATGTGGCAACATGACCGAAGGTGGTATCGCCCGCAAATGGATTTACGCACTTTGTTCCTTTGCCCAGTCCGAACCACGAAAATATAATTTCGCAAAGCACTGGGTCAAGCAAAGACACATCGGACAGACCTTCCATAATACTGGAATCGGCAAAAGTCACGCCTTCACGAGATTCGCCGACTTCGCCGATAATGGCTCGCCATGCTCTTTTGCGGTTTTGCCAATATCCTTTGCGAACTTCCAAAATGGAAAACGGCGGCACGCCAAACTTTTCAACAAGAAAGCCACTGCGAACAACACGCTCGTCCCCATCTTCCAAATCTTCCAAGTCGGGACTGCGGGATAAAGTGTCTTTGATAAACTGCTCGTCAAATCCTAGCACTTCCAAAGATTCGCCCGATTCCTGCAAAGCGGCAAGTTCGGTCGCAAGCAAGTCCATATCCCAGCCAGCGTTCAAGGCAAGTTGGTTGTCGGCGATAATCAGTTTGCGGCGTTGGGTCTCGTTCAAGTGTGATAATGCAACGACTGGCACTTCTGTCATGCCAAGCCGCTTCGCCGCCATCAGTCGTCCGTGTCCTGCAATAATTTCCTTGCTGGTCGTGTCCACCAAGATTGGATTTGTAAAACCAAACTCCATCATAGATGCGACCAACTGGTTTATTTGGTCGTCCGAGTGCGTGCGTGGATTATTGTCATACGGACGCAGGTCTTCAACTTTCCAAGTTGGAATGCCAGCAGGCAAAATTATGTTTGTATCAGACATTGTTTTTCCTTTCGTTGTTAGGGGGTGGGGACACATGGGGCGGTGGGGTGGGGACACATGGGGACACACCCCCCTATGTGTCCCCATAGTTTTCGTTAGATTTCTGCGGGGTGGGCAGTGGGGACACTTGCAACGCCCCGCTAACTAGAAAAGCATCGGGGTCGCCTTTACCCTCGGTGCTTTCAAGTTTCAAAAGAACCTAGATTTTTGTGGAAGACCATCGGGAAATCTCGCACGGCAATTTGTTCGCCCAGTTCAAGCATATTTAATCTCTTTGGCATATAGGCAATGTTTTTTAGATAGAAGAGTATTTTGAACTCGTTGTTTGCACGGCTGGCGATTGCCACGCCGCCGTCTTTCAAATTCATTAAGAACGACCCCGCAGGGTTGGACTTGCGTCCGCTTTTGACATCTCGCAAATGGCGATACTGCGGCACTGCGAGCCGTCCAGTTTTGGCGGCTTGCTTGCCACCTGTTTGTTGCAGAGTGGCAAAGCCAGCCATAGTAAAAACTTTCGCTTCCAAATCCTGCTTTGTCGCAGGACGAATCTTTATGGAGTTCGGAAAGTTCGGTTTTCGCAGAACAAAATCTTTTTTGATATGTTCCCGCACGCCTTCCTGCACGGCTTGTGCAGTCTGCGTCAAAGATTTGGCGGCGATAAAACGAATATCCTTTTCAGCGAATAGTGCCAAGCGCGTGCTTTCCGCACCAGTCAAAGATAATTGAATTATCGCCATGATGTTTTTCCAAACGAAAAACCGCAGTTCCCTGCGGTGTGTATAAAATATGTTCCAATTATATCCGAATAGTGCCATCTTTTTTGGAAAAATGGTAGAGGGAAGTTTTATTCCATTTTGGCATTTCGCTATAACGAGATATAACCAAATACAAAGACGATAAGATTTTAAGATATTTTGTGATATTTTTGTATGGCAGAAGGCGTTATTTGCCCATTGTTCAATAATCGTGCCAAATCCCCGCAAATTTTATCATAGCGGCGTTTTGGCGTGTGGCGTTCAACACCAATCTTTTTCGCTATGCGACCCCAGCCCATACCGCATGATCGCCACCACAGGATTTTGCGGTCTTTCACATTATCAATCGCAGGTATCCAGCGCAAAACAACTTCTTCCCACATAGACACCTGTTCGTTGGTTGGCTGGAATTTTGGTTCTCTGTTTTTTAGTTCTTCGTCTATCTCGTCCCAAAGGCGGGACAGCCAGTCCGTTGGATAATCTATATGCGGGCGTGCCATTCTTGGTCTGTCCACAGACGGCAAAGCCCGCTCCGTCTTCGCCGCTATCTGCACCCATTCTTCAACCAGCGCAGGTGTCCATTCTGTTTGCGATATGTTCATTTTATCCCCCATTGTTCTGTTTGTAAAAGCCACTTTCTTTTTGTATCCACTTTGTGATTGTTTCCAATGCCATACTTTGCCCAGCGCATTTTTCTTTTAATGTTCGCTCGGCTCGTTCAATAACAGCGGGCGGATAGCAAAGCAGATAATCTGTGAATCTTGGATTTTGCATGGCGACCATTTGAAAAGAAAAGTTGTTGGAAATTAAAAAGTTATTCACAGAGTTTTCAACAACTGCGGCGGCATTACCACTTACACTTACATTGCAATTATCTTTATTTTTGTTTTCATTACTACTTACTACTACCTGCGAAGTCGCATCCGATTTCATATCCGATTTCGGATTCCAACGACTTTTTGCGTTTTCCGCCATGCGGTCGCACTTTTCCTTATACTTCCTTGCATCTGCGTCTATTTGCTGTTTCATATACTTCCAAAGCCCTATATCGCTCTGGCGGTGCGGATATTCAAATATGCACATCAGAATCTCTGCCTTGTCTTCTGTGGAAAGGTCGGCGGCAAGGCAGGCAAGCATCGGGTCTATAAGAATCTTCATAGGTTATTTCCCTTGGTCAAATAGTGTTGGTTGTCCCGCCAGTGCTTGCCATTCCACTTTGTATTGCACGCATTCTTTTACCTGTTGCACAAATACACGCTCCACGCTTACCTGTCTGACATTGCCGCCACGAGTTATCACAGATTTCGGAATCTTGTTGCGTCCTTGCAAGAAGGCAACGCCCAGTCGTGTTATCTGCCATGCGTTATTCTTGCCGCCTTTCACAATCAGATTAAAATACTGCAACTTCTGAAAGTTCGTGAATTGTGTATTGTTCAGATTTAGTTTATCCAACCGAGCAAGTCCGCCCGCCTTATACAAAGCCCACAGACAAGACACCAGTGTTTTGTTTATGTTATGCGGATAATCCACAACCTTCTGTTGGCAGGTCGGGCAAATAGTGAAGTTATTTTTCGCCATCTGTCGCCCCCTTTGGATAAACACGCTCGCCCGATCCATAAAAACTGCGATTCCGCTCGTATTCCAAAACCCAGTCGCGTGGGTAAATGGGTTTGCCGCCGATTTTTATGAAAGCGGGTCCTGTTTTCAAACAACGCCATTTGCGAAGAGTGCCGACCTTGATTCCCCAATACTGGGCAAGTTGCTTTTCGGTAAGGCGGGCATGATTTTTGATAATCTCTTCGTCCATATCCAAAACTCCAATTCAATCGTTTTTCGTATGGTTTCAGTCTATTTGGATACAAGCCGTCAGTCGGCTCGGCGGGGTTATGCTTGGTGTATGGAGTGCGGGAATCAGCCGTTTTCGCAGAAATCTCGGCAAATAGTCCTACTGGGTCTGTATTCGGAGTGCCAACGGAGTGGCAGAAAAGCAGTAAAGTAAGGCGGGCGGTGTGGCACAAGGCGACCAGCGCAAAATGCTGTTTGTGCGAATCGTCAGAAAAACAAGGATGGTTTAATATAAAAAGTCGTCAATGATAGCCCGCTAAAATATGCAGGAATATAAAAAGGAAAGTGTAAAAATTATACGCTATTTTGCTGCAACATCAAACAAATCAAGTCCCCTGTGTTCAGGGCGTTTTAATGGCGGGGTCTTATCGCTCGGCAAATTGAACATATAATATCCGTTCTTGCCTGTGCGAATAACATTTCGCCAATCTCTACTATGGTTGAAAAGATTATGCAGTCGCCAGCTGTGCGAATCCGCTATATCTAGCAACTTCTTGCTATGCACCCACGGATCGCCCGCCATATACTTTTCATAAAGATATTTGATAACCCTTGCTTGTTTTTCGCCGAAGAAGTATTCACGCTCATATAGCATAAAGTTCTTGAAGTCGGGGGATATAATACGCAACGGATTTCGTGCGGCGGTTGTTTTATTTAAGAAGGCAAAGGCAAAGCGTTCCTTCTCTTCACGAGTTATGATTAGGTCGTCAAAACCCACCAAAATCGGTGGGTTTATAACATTTACGATATTCATAACAGGGATTGTTTTTAGCCGAGTGATTTCAATTCTATTCGGTCGGACAGCAAAGATTCTATAAATGTCTGTCGGGTGTAGCGGTTGCGGCTCTTCTAGCATTTGCATAATTCGCCGTTGCTCCTTCGGGTCGTCCGTATAGGGTTTTTGCATGAGAATACTCTCTATTGCAATTTTCACAGGTATTCGGCGAAGACAAATCGTCAAATTTCCTTCTTCGCCAAAATATCGCAAGTCTTCTAGCGGCACACCGCAAGCGGCGGCAACTTCGTCCAGTGTCAAATACCCCTTTTTGATTTCAGAAGTTTGCGTCAT